GTTTCATGTGCTTTTTGTTCGGCGGGAGAGGAGTAGGATTTCTCTGCAACTGGGAGATTGTATTGATGGTTGAATTCCTGCGTCTTGAAAGCCCCAGGAATTTCCGCAGCCATGAACGGCACGTTGGAAACCAGATTAGCAAAGAGATAATTCTTATTGAAGACTGCATCGCTGCCTTGGGTGAGAATATCCAAACCAGTGAACCCTGCATTGGCAGCAGCTTCACCGCCGACATAGCCAAGGAACTTATCCCTCGCTTGATCGACGACGAGTTTGTCCATCGTGGTCTTGGCAAGTGTGTCAGAAGAGAGAGTTCCAAACTGCTTACTGGCTGCGAGGGCAAGTTGTTCCTCCGCGGTGAGTGCCTGACCGACTACTTTTGTTCCACCAGTGAAACCAAGTTTTCCAAGATAACTCCCCGGCTTTGCAGCATTGGCGAGAATTGCCTTCGTTCCAATTTCACTGAGCTTCGTCCCCACATATGGAGCAGCAGCGCCGACCATGGCATCAAGAGGCTTTCCAGTGGCACCGTATGCGTTCAAAGCGGAAAGACCTGAAGTCAAGCCCATGCCGATTCTCCCGCCAGTCGCCAATCCAGCAGGGCCACCAACCGCACCACCAATCGCTGCACCAGCAACCATGGGGACCATGTCAACGACTCCACGTGGGAGGCTTCTACCGACATCCCTGGAAACCTGTGGATCAATGCCAAACAAATCACCTACCTGACCGACAGCAGCAGCGGACCAATCATCAATCGGGCCTGCTTCAATGGCATTGTTCAACTGAGCGTTCTTCGTCCGAATCCAGTTCTTCACCCCACCACCTTCAGCAACATCCATCCAGCTGGGGTCGCCAGTGGCTTGCGCTCCCTGTTTGGCATAGTCTTCCAGGGAAGTCGTGGGCTCAATATGTCCATTTTGGATGGCCGCCGAGTGGCGATTCAGAATGTCTTGATAAGTGGGCATGGTTTTGGTTGGATTAATATTGCTTCAGCATCTGTTCCATTGGATACTGCGGGATGATCTGATAATTCCCATCAGGCCCCACTCGAATCGCATTCTGCTTAATTAAATCATTGAAGTTTTGCTGAATGCGAGAGCGAGAAGCATCTCCATAATCCGCAGACCAATCCATTCCAGGGAAGAATTGAGCAAAGGAATTCACATCCTTATTCTGCATCATTGGCCATCCAAGTTGTCCTGGCATGCCGGGAATGACGGAATCCAGCGGACCCGTGTTCCCAGGACGAACCTGCCCAGTCTGCTGCCGCTCACCAAACATTCCACTTCCGGTTGTCTTCGGGGCGAACAAACCCATGATTTCATTCTGCGCTGCACTCAGCTTGCCTCCATAAGGAGCCCCGACGAACGGATCATTGTAGGGAGCTGTGGGAGCGAGGGCAGGAGTATTTTGTTTCAACTGATCTGCAATCTGTTGATCAAAGTTATAGTTAATCCCGGAAGGGGCTGGCCCAGAATTCGGAGGCGGTTGACTAAACCGAGGAGCTGGTTTTGGCGCTTGAGAATTGCCACCCACCGGTGTCCCTGGAGCACTAGGCGCACCAACCACGGACGCATTACTCCCACCGGGGGTGGCATAAGAATCGAGGAAATTTGGGCTGGAAGGTTGTTGAGGCGCACGTGGTTTCTGTGCATCCTGGTTGAAACCCTGTTGAATCTGTGCTTGCAAATTCGGATTCATCGGGTTCGTCGAACTCGTTCCAGGATCAAACGCCCTCTTCGCCATCGGACGATTAGTCCCCACCGCATTGCCCTTGCCATCAAACAAAGTCATATATCCGTCATTCCCCTTTACCGAGTTTGCGGCTCGGTTGGCCTCCTGAAGTTGGAATGGAGCCTGGCCCATTTCTTGAAGGGCTTTGCGTTCCGCCACAGCAGAAGCACCCGCAGCAGCCATCTGGGCTCCACGACGCTGATCGAGAACGCCTTGTCGGGCGTTTCGAGCGTCCACCTGAGTGGGTGAGTTGTTCTTGTCGAACCAGTTCATGCCAGAACCTGAGTCGTTTCCATTGGCATCAAGTTCAGCGCCGGACATTCCTCGACGTGTGGTTGGTCGACGATACCCTTGAGGTGTTGGCATCTGCTGAGCGCCTTTGGTAGCTGCTTGAACTTCAGCCACAGGATCGTATGGAGCTGCCTGTCTTAGCGGTTGTGAAGGCATAGCAGTGGGCTGAGCAGGAACTGGTTTGTTCTTGTTCAGCATGTCGTAGGAGAAATTCGCCATGAAGTCCTTGTTCTTGTCAACGAGGGAACCTGGTTTCTTGGATTTTTTAGTGGCCATAATGTTAATTATCTACGAAGTTTTTGATTTTCAGGAGTGTCGAAAGCGGCTGGAGGAGGTCCGCCTGGAGCTTGTCGACCAGCGGGCATTGGGAACATTTTTTCCAGCATTGCAAGCAGGCGAGGGTCATAGACGATGGCTCCATTCATGTCATAGGATGGAGGGAATGCACGAGCGACGGCTTCGAGTTCGTTAACTTGATTGGCGCGTTCGTGGTATCTAGCAGCTTGTTCATTCTGCTGCCGACGCATTTCAAGTTCAGCTTGCTGCATGGGAAGTTGACTTGCATGAAGAGCCGCATTCAACTGCTGAATCCGAAGCATCTCCGGAGCTTGCTGGTTGTTAATTTGCATCCCTTGCGTCTGGGCCAACTGATGTGCCATCGCAAGTGGGTCCATGCGGGAGTTGCGTTCCTGGGTGTAACGCTGGTTGGCCTCAGCAAAGTTTTGTCCTCGGTCAAACTGACTCCCCTGTTGTTCAAGCCGTTGTTGATCCAAGCCAAACCCACGATCAAACTGATCCCCCTGCTGTGCCATTTGCTGAGCCCGGAGAGCAAGCTCCTGCTGGCTGATTTCATTCCCCTGCTGCTGTGCACGGCGTTGTCCCAGCACTTGCAGCATCTGCATAGCCTGGCCCATTGGATCATAATTAGGTGTCATAGATCTTGAATTTGAATTGATCCTTCCGTTGAGTCACGATCAAGCTCGACAAGTTCCGCCAGTGAGCGGTCTGCTTCCTTCGTGGGAGGTGGAAGGTTCCCCTCCATATTGCCGACAAACATTTGAGAAAGCCTGTTGGCTTCGACCATCGCACGGAACATGAGGAATTCCTCCGCAGTGGTTGTCCACCAATCGGTGTCCGCATCCGCAGTCCAATTGTTCCACCAGAAGAAGCCGTCCAGGACAATAAGTTGCGAGCTGGAAGGCGTTGGATTGATTTGAAACCTTCTCCCATCAACAATAATATAGGTCTGACCGAGAAGCGGTTGTTCAGAAGCGGGAAATTGTGAATCATTCGGATAGCGTGCCTGCGGGCTGGTGGGATAGTTCAAATAATCCCGCCTCGCATAAAGTGCAACTTCCTGATCCTTGGTGATTGCACGGAGGACTCTATCAGTCCCAGCAAACTCACCGTCTGCACCAGTTCCGCTCGTCCGCAGATACCAGTTTTTCACCTTCCGCATGGTGACGGTTGGCGTTGGCGTTGTGAACCAAGTGGGTGCCGTCCAGTCCCCATTGGTGGTAATAGAAAGGTAGCCCCTCTTCCGACAGATGGAAAAATCATAGAACTTCTCTGCCACCTTCCTCGCGTTGTTTAACGCTAGAAGGAGGAGATCAGTCGAAGTGGCGCCGGAACCCACGACGAAGTCCGCAACGGGCTTCTTCAAGTATCCAGCAACAACAGCTTTGAGTTGTCCAACAGTCATAAAGGGGCTACCTCAGAGTTCGGGGTTACTTCCCGTCAGCGAAGCCCTTGCAACCCAGAGCGCCAAAGGCGCCATGCTTGGTCTTCGAGCGGTCGTTGTTTGGAGTGCCAGTGGTCCGACTGGCGGATTCCCGCGCGCCGACATCCAGCATCTTCGTGTCTTTCACATCTTTGGCGGCGGGTGGAGTGCCGTCATAACTCGTCATTGGTGCTTTCATTTCTTTGTTTTCTTTCTTTGGTGGGTCAAGTTAGACTCCCCATACGAGGAGCCGGAATGTTCCTGTAACGTCGATTGGTTTGGGCCGATCGGCGTCAGTGGTGACTGCGTTGGAGTAGAAGAAGAGCTTCGAACCATCGTAGGAGGGAACCACCGGGCGGAAAGTAGCGTCGTCGCTAATCTGCGCGGAGGAGCATCCGAGGATCTTCGTGAAGCCCAACGTGGAGGCGTCGACTGTGTTAGTCGCGCCTCCTTGGGAGGAGAGAACAAGGGTGAGTTGCTTTGTCTTCACCTTGATAGGGGTGGAGACAGCTTCCCAACCGAGTTCCACAGTGACTGCAGATGATGCAAGTGCGCCCATGGTGATTAGACGGTAAGACCCGTCACGCCCTCCAGATACATGTGGTTCTCAGGAGCCTTGCAGACAAGACCGCCTTCACCGAGGAATTCGTCCTTGCGGCCGTCATCATCGTTGTTCTGGCGATTCTTCAGGAGCTCGAGTTCGGCATCCTGTGCGTCTGTCCAACCGAGGCAACCCACGTCCAGGATGAAGCCACTGGAGCGCAGGGCCGAACGCTGGAAGAGAGGGTGGGTTTTGAGGTAGAGTGTTCCCCATGGGCTTTCCCACATGGTGATCGTCATGCCGTAGGACTCTTCCTTGGTCTTGAGGGTGGTGGTTTTGATCGACTTCAGCGCGAAGTATTTCTGGAATGCGCTGAAGAGCATCGGACCACCGAGGACCAGCTTCTCAAAACCTGCATCGGAGGTGTTGAAGAAGGAGCGTTCCACGAGCATTTCAAGCTGATCTGCGGTGAGGGCGCCGTTGACCTTGATGGAGCGCTTGAGGTCTTCAGTCTGCCAGGCACTTCCAGACACATCAGAACCGCCCGTGCGGTAGTTGAAAGCGCCACCGTTGGAGACGCTGCCCTTCTCAAACTGGTCAATGTAATAGAGAATCCCACCCATCGTGCGGTTTGGAGTCAGGGAACCATTTTGGTTCGTCACCGTGGCAGTGGCTTTCGTCGAGAAGAACGTGGCCATTTCCATGGCTTCGGTGACTCGAAGAGCAGCCTGTTTCACAGCACTTGCATAGATGCCAGTCTTGTCGAAGCGCTGGCCCATTTTCAGAGCGTTGCGAGTGAACGGACCGACAGTCTCACGGAAGATCTGTGTCTGGTTAGTGATTTCATCCGGGAGGGTGTAACCACCAATGCGGGAGCGATCGCCTTCTGCGGAGGCCTTGCCGATGACCATAACGTTGATCGCATTTGCGTCAGTGTCGTTGGAGACGGAGGTGACGGCAGCCAGCGCGCGGAAGACCAGCGTGTTTGCGGTTGTGTCAATAGCAGTGATGGTGCCTTTGACTTCCAGATAAGCGCTTGCGGCACCATTCGGAACTCGGCGGAACCAGATCACGTCGTCCACACGGAACTTGCTGGCATCCGTGACGAAGACACCGTAGGAGGTGCCTGCGACCACGTTGAAACCAGCAGCCGCTTGGGAAGTGGTGAGGGTGGAATCAGTGAATGGACCAGCACCGCCGCCACCGAGAGAACCAGACGTCACCGTCGTGCTTTCTGCGTGTTGGTGGGCTTGTTCCCACCACCCGAAGGTGGTTTTATCCGTCTCATCGTTGTCGAGCAACGAGAGAAGATAAGTGAGGATGGCCTTCCCCTGGGGATATTTCCAGAAGATAGACCGAATTGACCGTTCAGAAGCTGTTGCTTCCAGGTCGGAGGATGACATGAGACCGAGCATATTTTTGTTTGTGTTTGTTTAAGTGAGATGGTCGAGAAACGATTTAGCCGCTGGAGAGGCTGAATTGTTCACGGGTTGACCAGACCCGCGCCTGCTTCCGAAACTTGATGCCTGGCGAGTTGTGCTGGCGCTTTTCAGCGAGAACGTTGGATCAACCTGGCGGATGCGCTGTTGTGCGATCTTCGCAACTTCCTTTTGCAAGGCACTCTTGGAGCCTCCAGGTGGGGAATATCCACTCGCAATCAGCGCGTTGATGGAATCCTTGATGACCTGTTTCTTCCCGGCCAGAGCGGGGAACTTCGTTTCAACATGCTTGGTGAGCTTGGAGAGCTTCTGCTCCCTCACGTAAGCATTGTATTGTTCTTGCTGCTGCTGGATGGGGCTCAGGGCTCCGTTCATCAGCACTTGACTGGAAGTCACCGCGTGGCGAGCTGCTCCATCAAGCATTTCCTGCAGGAGTTTCATCTTCAACGCAGGTGGGGTCTCTGGATCAAAGACCTTTGCGATGTGATCCTCCGTCACCTTGAACCGCTGCAACTTGGCATCGAGTTCCTCAGGGGTCATCTGTGCGTGCTGCGTTGGTTGTTGAGCCAAGGCTGCACGGGTGGCCAGATCTACGATCTGCTGTTGGGAAAGCTGGTTTCCCGACGGGTTAGGAGAATCATCAAGATCATCCTCGTCATCAAGGGAATCGTCATCACCACTTGGGTTTTGTTCGAGTTCCATTTCATCGTCGAGCTCGTCGACTTCGTCATTCTCAGCTGGGAGAGGCATATTATTCGTTTGTTGGATTTAGTTGGGCTTTCAAGTCTTCCTCCATTGAGGAGAAATAGACAGAAATTTGTTTCAATTCACTCGCAGAGCCGAGGAGGCGTTCGCGATTGATGAAAGATTCGAGTCCACTGGGGACAATTTCGAGGAGGGTGGCAGTTGCACTCTGGAGGGAATCTTGGATTTTAGCCAGAAATTCCTGGAACAGAGGCTGGGCCTGGAAGAGCTGGAGGCTGTCCAGTTGGGCTTGGAGCGACTGGCGCTCCTGTTGGGAGAGAAGGGACATTTTGTGGTGGTGGTGGGAGTTGGAAACGGTCGAGGTTCTTCAGGCCACGGAGGGCTTGGATTTCCTTGATCATCGCGACGAGGTCGAGGCCGGTGGAGGCGAGAACTTCGGGGTTGGAAGCGAGGATGCCGACGAGTTCTTGGAGGCTCTGAGCGATGTAGTTCTTCTCGCTGGAGAGTGTCCCGTCATACATGAAGTAGTCTTCATTGCCGACGAGAAGGCGGGAGTCCTGGGGGTGGAAGAGTTCCCAGGTGGGAAGGGCGTCCTCGACTCCGAGGATCTTTTCATAAGTCTCAAGGGAGAGGTCCTGGCGGCAGTTGAGGAGCATCTTGCGGCCCTGAGGGGCAAGACCATCGACCCAGATGGTGGCGGCGATGAGCTTCATTCGACTTGCAGCGCCCGCATTGGCGGCTCGATTTTCTGTCGCTGAGCGGCGGCCGCTTGCAGTCTGGCCCATGGCGTTTTCATTCACGCCAGTGGTGACCTGGGAGAGCCGTTGAATGGTTTCCGCGTCTTGAAGGTGAGTGGCGGTGACGTCAACGGTGCGGAGCTGCTGAATGAACTTGTCCACGCCGAGACGCGGCGTGTTCTTCTTCATCATGATGTATTTCTGACCACTCGTCAGGGAAGCAACATCAACGAAAGAGGGGTCAATGACGAGGCGGCCCTCGATGTTTTGACGGACAGAAGCGATGCGGGCGTTGAAAAGCCAAGTGACGACCTCCTGCATGGGGGCAATCATCGAAGAGAGGGAATCAGACAGCTCAGTGTGCTGATCCGGGGACATTGTGAGGAGGTCATAGGTGAACTCTCGGTGCGGGGCATTGAGCGGCTCGGCGGAAATGATCCTTCCGTCATTCGCAACCCCGAAAACCCACAATTCCTGCTGCTTGGAATCGGAAAGCTTGTATTTGGAGGGGATGATCTTGGCCTGAACAGTGGTAACGACCACCATGAAGTCATCTTTCTCGAAGCCTTTCCGTTGGACTTGAGGCTCAACGTTCGAGAGGCGGGTGGTTTGTGCCCTTTTCTTCCAATCTCCAGCGGCGAAGATTTGAATATGCTCCGTGCCGAACACCTTTCCTTCTTCTTCCATGGACTTGAGATCCTGGATGTGGAAAGCGGTCTCATCAGCGGCAAAGCGACCTTCCTTCCAGCGGGCGAGTGGCCACCGAATATCGTAGAAGAAGTTAAATGGGGAGATGACTTCGATAAAGTTGCCCTCGTAGGAGATGACTTCCTCACTGAGATCGTCTTCTGTGACTTCCTCCCCGAGTTGAATCCCCGTCATCAAGGAAGAAAGCATCGAAACTGGGTCTTCTTCCTTCTCCACCTCGAAGCTTTCATGCTTCCAAGAGGTTTTCATGACGCCAAGGTTGAACCTGGCCATGTCTAGGAGAGCGGAGACGAGCTTGGACTGGTAGCCAGTCTGTCTTAACTCACGATCAATGATCGCTTGGCAAGCGTCACGGATCTTACCGTAGTCTTCTGAGCCAGTGGGAGTCAGCTCGAAGATGCTGTCTTTCTGGGTATAAGCGAGGAAGAGGAAAGTGACCAGGGTATTGACCTGAGCATAGGACATTGGGACCGTGAGCTTCTCAGGCTCCCGCTTCTGCCTCGCCCGAAGGTCATCAGTGTCGATTGGACGCTGGGATTTGTAAGAAGCGAGGGCAGCGTCCCAATCTGGATAGAACTTGCCCATCCCATTCCGGGCGGAATTGACATTCTGAACGAGGAAACGACGAAGCTTCTCCAAATCTTCATCTGGAATCTCAGCCTTGAGGCGCTTTTCAATTTCGGGGGTCATTGCAGTTGCTGGGATGGACGTGGATTCATCTGTGACATCAGCTGTTGAGCCTGCAACATCTGTCCATTTGGCGTCTGTCCGTAAAGTTTCTGCATGTGTTGGAGCAGAGCAGGATCAACAGGCTGGAATTGATAACCCTGCTCGTGGCTTGTCCATCCATTAGGATTTGGCTGCATCATTTCGTGCTGATATTTCAGTGCAGCAAGCTCTGGTGTGTTAGCCCCCATGGAGAACTGGGGCTGCGCCCTGTTATCTCGATTGATCACACCCAGGCCAGCGCTGTTCGCAAACATTTGCTGCAAGTGCTGCTGCAATCCTGGAGTGGAAGCAAGCTGGGCGAGGATTTGTGCGTTCTGATCCATAATATTAAGCTGCGATTGGTTTCAAGGAACCTTCAGAGAATGGGCTCAAGTCAAGGCGTTCCCTGTTGAATCTCAAATCCCGCTGGTCGTAGGTGGCCGTTGTGGGATCTTTCCATTCAAGACCCACCACGCAGGCCCGGTAGAAACATTCCATCATGTGGTCGTCTTTGTCAACTGGTTTTTCCTTTTCTTTATCCCACACGTAGGAGTAGAATTCCTTCAAAGTCCGAGTGCAACAGGAATTGAAGTGAAGGAAATTCGGTTGGTTGAGGGCTTGCTTGGCCTTCTTGATCCCGGTGGCAAGCTCCTTCGGGGCGGGTTCAACATCCAGGCCAAACTCCGTGAACACATCCGCGAAACACCTTCCATCGGTGGGGTTGGGAATGAAAGCCGCAGGCTCAATGAGGATCTCATGTGGAACCCGACCCTTCAGAAGTTCAATGATAACCTCACAAAGACCGGAAATCAACCCACCGCAAGTTGACCAGATCTCCTGATAGCAGAAGGCCTCGCCGGTGGGACTGGTGGCCCAAAAGTGAGCAGCGTGTGGAGTGCGTGGATGGGTGTCAATGAACACCCGAATGGTGTAATTGTCAGGTGGTTCATCGAAATCCTTCCACCCTTTGGGAAGCTCGGAATAGACGTGTGTGTCTTGGTCAAACTCACCATAGACAAGGCCCTGAGAGGACTTTGGAAGCCCATAAATTCGACTTGCCCTCGTGGCCTCGTCCAAACTTCTCGCATAGATGTCCAGGCCTTCCTTGGGAATATTCGTGTTATCATAGCTGGACCCAGTCATGATCCAGAAATTAGTATCATCCGTCCTCGTCCAGCCTTCATCAAAACTGGATTTCATCAGCTTCACAGGAAGAAACTCCTCATTGATCCACTGTTCAGAAATCGGAGTGCAGGTGAACCAGGCACTTCCATTGGTGTCCGAAAGTCCACGAGCATTCGCCTCCCACATCTTCTTCGGAATCGGCTCATCCACGTGGATCCAATCCCACTGGCTGGACTCTTGCCCCATCGGATTCGCCATGTAAGAGCGAATGGTGTCAAGTTCAATCGTCGAGACCGTGCCAAAGATATTCTTCACCAAAATGACAGAAACTTCCCCAGCCTGATTCTTTTGGGTATCAATAATCCGATCCTTCGGAATCAACTTCATAAGTTTACCTGTCTCCGGACTCGTGAAGATTTCCCGGGCCTTATCCCAGTCAGCAACAAGAATCACTCCCTTCGTTGCGCGACTCGGTATGCCGAGTTTACGGACCGGGCTGGATTCAGGAAGCCAGAGACGGGCACCGAGGGCAAAGGCGACGTCCTCAGCAGCTCCGCAGGTGCTCTTGCCGAAGCGGTTTCCAGTGCGGAGGTAGCGGCGCTTGTGGGAAGCAGCAGCGTGGAATTTGGCTTGTTTGTCATGTGGGCGGTAGGCGTAAATGCCGAAGTCAGTGCGGAGAGTTTTGAGGCGGCGGAGCTTTGCGAGGCGCTCTTGGACTTCTGGGTCGATGGGTGGTTGGATGTCCATAGGGAAATGGGGTTAGTGGCGGCGGATGATGGTGATTGCAATGCCAGTGAAGTTACTGTCAGCGAGGGTGATGCTTTGAGAGGTGAGCGAAGGACCAAAGGTGTAGTCAGTGGTGGTGTTGACTGGAGAACCGGAGGTGTAGTCTTGAACTGTGAATGAGACGAGGCACGGGATCTTCGGTCCGACGAGATCGAGTGTGAATGTGCGTGGTCCGTTGATTGCAATGCCCTCAGCTACGAGGTCGATGGCGTCGTGAGTGATGCCATGTTCTCGTGGGGTTGAGTAGAGATAAGCAAAGGCGCCATCGAGTGGGTAGTCAAGAACAAGGCGGGCGGTTTGGCCGCTCATAAAGTCTGTGACTGGAACTGGGGGGAAGTAACTCATGCCATGCCGTGTTCGAAGGAGACGTTGCCTGTGCCGGAATTGTTAAGCCTGGCTTTCAGGCTGAAGTATTCATACCTGTCAACAAGCACACCAGCCTGCCAAGTGCAAAGGAGGATATAGCCATAAGTGTTGTCGCTGGTTGGGATGGAGGTTCCACTCATGACGATGCAGGCAGTGGCTGAGCCTCCATCGACGTAGCCGTCAACAGTTGTGGGGCTAAGTGTGGCTCGGAGGTAGATGTAGTTTAGTGCGCTGGAGCTGACAGAGATGCTACTGACACTCGGCGTGAAGATTGAGCCGCAGGTGAAAGAGCCTCCGGTGAGCTTGACATGAGTGGAATCGATGGCTGTGGGATACCAGCAGCCTTTGAAATCAATAGCAGGGGTTTCTGTCTGAGCAGCTGAATTGCTGGTGGCTTCGAGGCTCGGAGAACCTTGAAACTCGGTTTCATAGAGTTTCGGAAGATCCGCATTGTGGAAGCTACTCCAGTTCTGCGGTTTTTCACTTGGATTCTCGTAGATGGTGAACTGCTTCATGTTCCAGGTTTGTAAGCTTCCACCGTCCGGCGAATCCACCCGCCCTGGGCCTGTTCTTGGCGGTCGGAAATGATGTGGGTGGCGGGCCAATCAGTCAGAGAAGTGGCGTCAAGGGAAAAAGAAACAGAGACATCCCCCCAGGATGGATGGTTGACGGTGTACTTGGTGGCGAGCGTCCAGGGTCCGTAGGCGCTGTGGAGCGTCTCGGGAAGACTGAAGGAATTCTGGTAATATTGAACCCCGAATGGCTGGCCTTGGAGGATTGTGGCTGGGACAGAGATGGTGTGTCGTTGGGAGGACCAGGTCTCAGTGGTCTTGATCTTCGTCGGGCCTCGGTAGGTCTTAAGGGTGTAGGACCAGAAATAATCTGCGATGTAGCCATCCACGTGGAGCTTGGCAGTCGTGCTGAGGGAGGTTAAAACAGGAACCCAGGGGTAGGATTCGATAACGTCGTATTTTGTCCTCGCAGTTCCGGCACTCGGAGGTCCAAAGAGGAAAGCACTGGAGCCGGCGGGAGCTTCATCAGGGCCGATGTAAACGTAGTTGTTGAACCCATCTTCAACGCGCTCCTTCGCATCGAAGGTCCAGTTGGCATAGGTTGTCAAGAAAGCGGGAAAATTCGACGGCTTCAGAAGATTATCCAAAACTTCCACGCGGAAGATCCGCTGTTCAAGATCAGCAGTGCCTAGGGTCTGGAAGCGTTTGGACATATCGGGAGTTTGGATTTACCGACCTCAGATGGTGAAGCGGATACGGGAACGGACGAGCTTGACGTTGCGAGTGTTGGTGCAGACCATTCCGCCAGTGCGGGAGCCGTGGGAGTTGGAGTTGCCTTCGACTGTGTGGAAGTTTCCATCGGTGTCAACTCCACTGGTGGCGATGCCGATGTGAGAGAAGGTGAAGATGACAAGGTCGCCGCGTTGGATGGAACGCCCTGCGGGCTTGGCGGTCTGGGTGGTGTTGTCTTGGGCGAGGGACCAACGTTCGAAGTCCCAGGCACCTGCGGTTTGTGGACGGTGGAAGGTGGGGGTCTCGCGGATTTTCTCGATGTTCATCGAAGCGCGAACAACCCAGCAGACAAAAGCTGCGCACCAAGGGCCCCAGTCTTTCTCGTCGAGCCAAGTTGCACGCTGGTATTCGTCAACGCGAGGGCCTCGGTTTGTGGTGCCAGTTTCCTTCACACCGACTTCGGCGAGGGCGGTGAGGACAAGGCGTTCGGTGAATGCGCTCATTTGCCGG